ACGATGAACCAATCGGCAAACCTACGCATTTCCACCCCACGGCGGCGCCATCGGAATGACCGGCGGATTATGCTGCCGGTCAATGTCGCCAGCCAACGATTGATCAAACCGTGCCATCTGCTCTGGTCCAATCGTCGCCTCAACCCATTGCGTGACCTCTGCCTTGGTCAAATCGCCAAACGGCGTGTAGGCAGATGGATTAGGCGGCCCGAGGCTCACTTGCCCATAGCATTGCGCGTGGTATGTCCCATCAGTCGCTATGCGCCGCCAGTCGACCAAAACCACCACATCGGTAAGAGATTCGTCCATTGGTTTGACGATGAGGGGGTTGAATATCCAATCGTAGGTGATTGCCATGTGTATCCTTTACATCGCTACCCAGGCGCCGTTGATGCGGCCCTGCATCTGGTTGTCGGTTGTGTTGTAAATAATCATTCCATTAACTGCCGTTAAAGCGTTGCGCTCTGTCGTGGTCAGTCGTGGAACAAGTAAAGCGCCAGTTGTTCCTGCTATTTCAAGTGCGGCAGAGGTCGCTGGGCTTGCAGTCCTTACTCCAACATTTCCTCCGTACGGCTGCAACAAGAGATTCGATGCGGCAGCGCCTCCATTGAAAACGGAACCTTGCAGATACGGCGATCCATCTGCCGAAACCGCACCAATATTTAGAAGATAACCACTTCCAGCGTCGCCCCGAAAACTGGCAACAGCGTTTGTGTTCGTAGTAGCCAGCGAGGAAGCATTCCTACCAACAGCCCCTACTAACGCAATCCTGGCGTTGCTGGATTCGGTCGACGGCGTAGCTGTGCCGATTCCTATATTGCCGCCGGATGTAATCCGCACTCGCTCCGACGCGCCAATAAAAAACTGCATGCTGGCAGCGGAATCTGTTTCGCTGTTTTGAAACAGCATCGTGCCATTTTTGTACTTCAGGATTTGACCGACTGTCGTACCAGTCCCGGCAACATCGGATGTAATCAATCTGGTGATGACACCAGCATTCGACCCAGTGTTGGTATTGTAAACGTCAAAGAATCGGAGCGTGTTGCCAGCGTTATTGGCAGCGCCGATGTTTACATCCCCAGCCGTATTGACGCGCATCCTCTCCAATTGCGACGCTGTGCGGAAAATGATGGCATCGGTTGTCCCGGTGCCAGATGTCGATTGAATCGTTAGCGTCGACGATGCAGCAGTTCCACCGGTCAATGTCGCCATCGTGCCGCTACTGGCCGACAGAACGACATTTGATAACGTATAGGCGCCACCGTTGACGTTCCCACCCCACGCACGGATGTCGTTGCCGAGGTTGTTCACATCGGTATAGCTAAGAACATCAGATGCCGTGAAATTCACTCGCGAAAGCCATGCCATGCTATTCCTCCGATGACGCCGCGACTAGCGAGCGCAAATCTTGCGAAAGTGTAAAATTCTGTGTATCCGGCGCCCCATGCGATTCAATGACCGTGGCCATCAAAAGCTGAATGGACATCTGAAAAGATTTTTGCAGATCCTGAATAGGTCCGATCTTCTGTTCAACAGCCTGCAGTTCAGTGATGAGCTGCTTGATTCTTGAATGCTGGCGTTCTGTTAATTCAATGGTCATGATTTTATGTAGTTCGAATCCCGCCAGTAAAGGCGAGTGATGTGGTTGAGCTCGTAACAGACGAAATGCCACTGGCTAAATTTGTGCTGGCAAATGCTAAAAACGAGACTGTTTGATTTGTGTTGCTGTGATCCTTGTAGTTTATCGTAATGAAATTTGTGTTGACACCAGTGACAAATGAGGTGGTGCCAGTTGAAATAGTCGTTACTGGCGAAACTGTATTCGTCACGCCAGCAACGCCTCCGGCGTAAAATCCGCCAGCATCAACGTATCCTCCGGACAGCAGTGCGATGGTTGTGGAGCTGTAAGATGCAAACGACGTGCTAGAACCGTAAACCCTGAAGCTCGCACCACTCGTTGCTGCTGTAATCCTATATCGTTCTACTGCATTGGAATCATACAGCGACATCGTCGTATTGGCCCCATATGCAGCGTTCAGGTAAAACTTTGTGCCAGTCGAAAGCGTATTGCCGATCGTGATTCCGCCAGGCGTAATCATCACCGGGCTTTCCTGGCCGCTAGTGGTGGAGTACACGCGAAGCCCGTTGTAAACGCCAAATGCAAAATCGTTCGCAATCGTAGCCACAACGCCGTTTAGATTTAGCGTCAGCGTTGCATCGTTGATCGTGACATTTCCGCTTCCATCTGCTTTTAGTTTGCCGTTTGCATAGCTTGTCCCGCCGACAGAAAGCGTCTTGAACCATCCACCCTCGTTGCCAGATTCAACGCCAATGAACCCAATCTGCGATCCACTGGCGTTGTATACGCCGAATTTGCCAGGCTTAGACCCGCCCCCGCCGACGCTGATTTCGCCGGTGTCTAACTTGGCCGTGGTAACTGACCCGGCCAAGATGGTGCCAGCCGTCACGGCGTTCGTCGCGATCTTGCCGGCTATGACCGCATTGGCTGCGATCTCGTTCGCGGTGATGGCGTTGGCCTGTAGCTTCGGCGTGCTGATAGCGCCGCTCGCGATGGCCGTCTCGGTGATCTGTGACGCGGCCACGATGATCTTCCCGCCCGAGATCGTGAACAGGTCGCTCGACGCTGGCAGATACTTCCGCAGGTCCAGAGTCCCCGCCGCGCTGCCAATCGAGAGCGTGTTTTGCGGGGTCCCGGCTGTCTCGGTATTCGTCCGCCCGTTCACATCGAACGACACTAGCCGCGCTGATACGCTCGTGACCGAATCCGGCGAGGGAATCACGACCGCGATGGGCGATGGCGTGGCCGAGGTGGAAGCGAGCAGCGTTGAACCGCTGTAGACGCGAAGCTCGACGCCGCCCCAGGTGACATCGGACGGCGCGGTAAACGTGGCCGTGATGCGCTGCTGCGTCGTTCCATCGCTGGCGGAAACTGTAGCCGCTGAAAAAGATGCGCCGGTGACGTGAGATGTATACTCAGTTCCCGCCGCACCAGCCGCCGGCGGCGATACAGAAATGGTAGCCGATGGCGTTCCAACCGCAGGACTGCGGCCATCCGTGTTTGGATTAGCGTTATTATCCAGACTGACCGCGTAAAACGTCCACGTAACCGTGGATTGCGGAAACGCGCTGGACTCGATTGTGACGGCAGTTCCAGTTTCGGCGCCGGTCATCTGGAACTTTTCTCCGGTCGGCAGATGTAGCCAAATGACAGCGCCGCCCCAGCGGGCCAGCGCGGCCGTACCGCTTGGCTGTGTCCATGATAGGTCGATAAGCAATGCTTTTTGACCTTGCGCATTCGTCACGTAGCGAGCGTTACTTGCAGCAAATGCAGTGACGTTATCCGCGTATTGTGACACCGCTGGCCTTGACGCCAATGGCCATGTGACAGTTGCCACGGCAGACGGCGTTAGGCCGGTGACGATCGTATTCACCCGCGGCTGTTCGCTGGCGTCCATCGAAACAAACCAAACGCGTATCGGATTCGTTCCAACATACAAATCAAACCAATCGCTGCGTGCCGTTGTTTCGTTGACGTTTAGCGCTGGCCCGTTGGCTTGGTTTCCGTTGATGTATTCATAGACGATCTGGACTCCACCGAAAGGACGCTGCCATGCCGCAGGAGGATCTGCCGGCGCCGTCCATCCAAAAACGAGGCGGTATTTAGGCGAAGCGACCTGCGAGTCATCATATTCAACCGATGCGGTCACGCCGCTGACTAGCCGCGCATATTCCTCGCCAGCCTGATAATTATTCGCGGTGATGGCGACGGTCACATTCGGAGTTGCGTTAGTTTCGGTGGCTCTGACGAGCTCGTTTTCGGCGGTCTCCGAATAGCTGGCCAGATAAAAACGCTTGGTTTCGTTTTGCGCTGGCCGCGGGATATAGATCGTTGCAGGACTGGCGAGATGATAGCCGCGGTCGATTGGAGCGAATGTGCCGCCAAGATTGCGCGTCGAGTTCAGCAGTGCCGTGCTGTTTAACGGAATCGCACCGGTGGCCGATTGATCGACCGGCTCCTCCCAAACGTGAACGCCGACGAAATTGCCAACCGGAGAAGGCGCCGTATATGTAATCTCAACGCGGATGGTTTCTTCATCCGCATACTCGTACGTCGCCGATACAGAAGTGACGTCGTCCGGAGCGGCCGGCAGCGGTGCGGAACCTCCGCTGCTTCCGCCGGCGCCTGTAGCTGGATTGCTTGTTTGACCGACGCCGGCGACCGCCCGCCAGTAGTCGGCAGTCGACATCAGCGCGGTTCCGGTAATTGCTTTGACTGAAAATTTGAGCCACGCGCCGCCAACATCGACAATACTGACCTCGCGGATCAGATACGACGCGCTGGAGATGCCGCGAGCAGCATTGGCGATTGTTTGCAATTGGCCAGGCCGCAGCGTCACGCAAAGCGGCTCGACCTGCTGATCTGTCTCGTACTGAATCTCAGTGACGATGGACTTCTTTGCCGCAATCAATGCTTGCGCATCAAGCGCGGCTTGAACCTGTCCTAGATTGCGCTCGTAGTAATGCTGATAGCGGCCGCTTCCGCTGCCTTCCTGTGATGCGGTCGAGGAAATATCGGAGGAATCCTCCTCCAGCACTGTATTCGCGCCGAGCTCGTAGTATTTAATCTCTAGAGTATTGGCGGAAGTCAGCACGTCGTCGTCTGAGTCCTGCCGAATCGCGGTGCTGCCATATTGCCAATACCAAGCACGATCCGATTCCGCGAGCCAGACGCCGAAATCTACGTCCTGCCCATCTAGCGTGATTGAATGCAGCAGCCCGCAGCGATTGGATAGCGTGAATGTACGAGTAGATCCATCTCCGGTAAAGCTCTGTGTCGTCAAAGGAATTTGCGACCAGTCGATGCCGACTAGAGCGGAATTTACTTTATCCTCGCGAGTCCTTCGGACGGCCAGGCTGCGGTAGTTTGCGCTCGATGCTGAAACGCTAAATGGCGCCGCGGCATAGGTGCGAGGTTTGAAAAACAGTTCGCGGTCGTCGTCGATCCACCAAACGAAATTGCTCAGTGCCGCCAACTGCCCAATCGCTTCGGATACTGTCGATTCGGCCTCAAAAGCGATCGTGTCAACAACGGCGCCTAGGTCGATATTGGTCGTGCCGATTGATTCCAGCCCAGCGAAGGTGTTAACCAAATCAGCGACAATCTCGCCCGCGCGATACGTGATAAGGATTTGATCTAGCGTTCCGGTGTCGGTGATGTCGACAGCGCTGCCGCCGGCCGTTAACGACAACTGCAACGTGCTGGCAGAGGCAGAGATGACGTAATACTCAATTTCTGCATTCAGGCCGCCGCAAAGCGCGCCTTGCGCGTGCGCCTTAACTCGCACGCGATCGCCGTTGCTACGTCCGTGATTTCCAACGGTCGTCAGCGTGTTGATTGACGCATCGGCCGTAAATACGAAGTTGCGGTCATAGACGGCTGGCACGCTTGTCGTGATGTCGTAGCAGCGGCGCCGGTCCAGTCGCTGCTCCCATGACACGCCGCGAATATCATAGAACGCGCCGGCCGCCGATCCGGCCTCAGTGATCGACACCTCAGCGACTTCGTCAACCGTTCCCGCCCAGAGCTTTGAGCCAGCTTCCCATAGTTCAATTGGATGGCCCTGCTCTGGTCGATACGATCCGCTGGTGGAAATGACCCGACAGTTAAATGTTGCGCGCTCGCCTAGCGTTGCTGATAAGTTCAGCGAATACTGCGCGATTTCTCTATCAGTTCCGTTTATTTTGATCGTGATAGCCATTAGCGCGGGATCACTCCCAATTGTTTCAGTTCACGCGTCAGAGCGTCGAGCATAGCGCGCGGATCGCCGCCGCTGGTGTTGATGGTGATGTTGACGTTGCCAGCGCCGGCCACGGTCATCTGCCGCTGCTCCATTCGAATCAGCGATTCCCAGATGTTTTTGAGGTTTGGCAAAAACTCATTGTTTTTTTCGAGCAAATTTAGCAGGTGGATCTGCGAGTACCGGACTTCCTTCTCGATCAAATCCAACGTCTTATTCATCCCGGCCATCTGGAAATTGCCGATGACGCCAGAGACGGCCGATACAATACCGCTTACCATTGTAACGGCGCCCATTACGCCGCCGCTGGCAGCGCCCACTGCTCCACCCATGCCGCCGCCGCCCGAAATGGCAGGTTTGGCCGCTCCAGGCGCTGCCGACATGATCGTGCCAGTACCACCGCCGAAGACCTTACCGGCGACGCCGCCGACTTCAAACAGCTTATCCGACAACTTTTTCAGCGCGCCTTCGATCAGCAGCCGTGTGATACTTTGCGCTGCCTGCATTGCGACGTCTTGGAACATTTTCGCCAGATTGCCACCTTTGAAAATCACATCGGTGATGCCGCGGGAGAGATCGGTCAAAACAGTGCTTACCTGCCGCATGGCAGCCGATTGATTTTTTGCAGATTGCTTGGCTGCTTGCGCCATCGCATCATATTGCTGACGCGTCTGCATGCCTTTTTCCCAGACGTTTTGAGCTGTTTTTTCAAACTCTGCAAATTCACCCGGAAACGTCGGCATATCAGGCCGCGGCACGTCCTTCATGCCGCCGCCGATGCCGGGAATCTTTACATCTGGCGGGTTTTCAAGGATGCGGAAATATCGGAACAGCGTGTCGGCGACCTGAATGTTTAGCGCGATCTGGTCGCGCGTCACTGCACCGTACTTAATGCCCAGTTCGGCTGCCCGCTCAATGGCCTGATTGTAGGTATCCAGATATTCTTTCGCCATTTTTTGCGCGATGGCATTGTCCAGCGTGGCGACACGCGCTTCGATATTTGCCTTCGCTTTGCGCGACACTTTTTCGGCTGCGACCGCTGCTGCGTCTCCGTTTTTGACGACTTCATCGGTTGATGGCTTGAGCACCTGCATGAATCCCATCACAGCATCGCGCGCCGAGCTAAAAGCAACTGGCGCGCCAGATCCTACGCGCTCATTCAAGGTTTCGAGCGCTTGGGCAGATGTATCAACCGTGTTTTGCCGATGCCGATTCAGCATATCCATGAATCCAGCAACCGCGATTCCAGCGACTCCAGCAGCCGTTCCGGCTACGGTGATTCCACCGGCTAAAGTTTTCATTGCCGGAATCATTTTATTCAGAACGCCAACAAGAATGGCGCCCTTTTCCACGATCGTTCCTAGGCCGACTACCACTAATGGCAGAGCAGTTGCGATAGCCGTAAGCCCGATTGCGAAATTCTGTGTACTGGTCGGCAGCTTTCCAAATTCAATGGAGAGCTGTTTTGCTTTGTCTATCGCAGGCGTCAAAAACTCATCCAGCACGCGCTGCGCGATTGGCAGCAGCGTTTTCCCGAATTCAGCCGCAGCATCCTGCGCCGCCATCTGAATATTTTCCCAACTATTCTGATAGCTGTTCCCGGCCCTTTCGCCGCGCGCCAATTCGTTCACGATGACATCAATGAATTGCTGCGCCGACATGCCAATCGCAGCGAACGTTTTGGCCGGATCGCCGAGCGCCTGCGGTCCGAACTTTTCTTTGATGATGGCAGCGATCTGCGGAATGCGTTCGACGATCGGGTCGAGGTTTTCTTTGGTCACCTTGCCGACAGCGGCCATTTGCGACAACTGCCTAATAGCCTCGCCGAAGTCCTCTTTTCCGCCACCGACGACGGCGAGAGCGTTGCCCAGTTCAAGCATGATTCGCCGCGATTGATCGGCAGAGCTGCCGAGCGTTTGCAGCCGAATGGAACCGCGCACAGCTTCCTCTAATCCGATGCCTGGCAGCTTCGCGATTTCTTTCAGCTTGGCCATTTCCTCGGCCGCACCGCTTGCCGATTTCATAGTCGCCGTCAGGCCTTTAGACAGAACTTCCATGTCGGCCGCTGCTTTGACGGCGAAACCGCCGGCGGCCAGTATAGGAGCCGAAAATCCGATCGCGAGCGCTTGGCCGGCCGCGCTGGCATCGGCTGCGAACCGCTTCATTTTATTGAGCGACCGGTCTACCTGCTTATCAAAATCATCAGTTGAGGCGCCAATCCTGACGATGAGATTAGAGAGTACCGGCATCAGCGCCTCACTTTCGATTTAGCCTCGGCCTCGCGCATGGCGCGGTCGTGCTCTTCATTTTTGATTTTGAAGTACGCCGCCCATTCGGTCAATTCGCTCGACGACATACGCTGCAACATTTCGCCAACCGGCATTTTTAACTGTTCAGCGAGCGCAAAAACAAATCTGCGCTCGCCTACTAGTTTTTTTCCGCCTCAGCCGTCGCTTCGTTCGTCAGGCCGGACAATCGGCAAATTTCCGTCGCGATGCGATCAATCACGGCGCCGCTTTTTTTCAGCAACGCGTCCTGATGCGCAGGCTCAAAGATTGCCTTGCCCGACTCCGGTTCAAACGCGCAAGAAATCAGCAATCGCACCACGGCGAGCGCTGCGTTTTTGCGCGCATCCTCGCCAAACTTGACGCGCTGGCCGGCGTCCATTTCGCGGATGCCGATCTTGATTTGCCATTCAGGTACGTCGATGACTTCCGTCTTCAGTTCGACCGACAAAATACGGTCAGCGATGCTTTGCACGTTTTCTCCTTACGAATTCAAATAATCGAGCACGCCATGTGTCGCAAACGACACATTTTCTTTGATCGTTTCGTTTTCGCCAACATTAACGCCCATTGAGGTCATCTGAGCGCCGGCCATCCACTGGACTCCGCCGGAATAATCGGCGTAAAGCCGAATGACGTAGTAGCTGCCGATATTTGTGTGAAAGTATTGGTCATTGTAGAACCGCGAAAACGTCAGCGTAGCGTCGCGCTGCACGCACGCGCGCGCCTTCCAAGCGTCTCCAAAGACTTGAACTTCCTCAAGTACCGGCTGCACGTCTAGCGACCATTCATAGGCCTGGGCAGCCTTTGAAAGCGTCAGATATTGGCCGGTGACGGTGATTGTGCCGGCCGGCGCTGCGGCCAGATAGATTTTGCCAGAACCATATGCGACCTGATAACGACTCGATGAAATCGGCGTCGCTCCGTCCAGGACAGTCAGACTGGCATTAGGATTGATCGCTCGCTTGGCGGTGTCCGTGATTTGATACACGTTGCCGCCAAGCGATGTGGTGGCCTCTCCGGTCATGGCAGTGCCGGTTCCGGTGGCCAGATAAATGTCTGCGTTGCGTCCAGCGAGAACTGCCATGATTTACTCCTTAGGTGAAGGAAAGAGCGCCAGTGCCAGTGAACGTATACGAAACGGTCACTAGTCCATTTTCAGAAGTGTTGATGGCGGCCTGAACAAACGCCGTGCCGCTGTAATAATTGGTGCCATCAATGTAGAAGCGCGCAGAAACGGTAGTGCCGCCAAGAAACGCAGTATTCAGCGCCACGTGGCCATTGGTGTCAGTGTCGTCAAATCGCCCTGAAGCCGTGCCGCTCCATTCTTTGATGGTCGCCGTGCGCTCCTTCCAGGTATCGCCGAAAGATTGCGTTTCTTCCAGCCCCGTAGAAACATCAAGCGTCCAAGTATCAATTTCAGCGACCGTATTGGTCGCAAGTTTGAACGATCCAGCATTGCCTGCGAGAACAGCCATAGCTCCTCCTTAAACGTCGTGGATAAAGTCGAATTCAAGGACAGTCGCGTATAGCTTCTTGTCCGTTTCCAACGCATCTTCGAACTCGTTTCGTCGACCGTTTAGATGCGTGCTTTTTACAGTGAGACCGCTTGCCGAGGTAATCGCGGTTTGCTGGCCCATAATCGCCGAGTACACCACATCGGCCAAATCGTCGGATGCCTTTGGGTTTCCCTGCGCCATACAATACATTCCCACCGGCCGCCGCGTTGCTGTAGGGTTCGCGCCAATCGAATGAAATCGTTGATCGTCGATCATTTCGATCACTATCGCAGGGTAATCGGTCACGCGGCCTTGGTCTGCATGCGCATCATAGATGCGAGTGCCAACGAGCGCCGTTACAGCGGTCTTGGTTTGCAGATATTTATACAGCGCCTGATAAAGCCTCATGCGGCCCTCGCAAGAGCGTCAAATGCCGCTTTGACACGCATTTCCAGCAACCGCTTGACCGCAAGCCGACGAGCCTTAATTGCATCCGTGAAAAACGGATTAGGACGCGATCCTGGATGCTGGATCTTCGTTCG